GGGGCCGAGGGTAGTGAACCTTCAGATGGATCTCGGTATGAGGTATGTCGATGGGGTTTACGGGCCCAAGACGAGACGAGCCCACATCAGAGCGTTCGGTAGCCCCATGACCGCCCTCTTGCATTTTTACCCTGAGATCATGGAAGTGCAGACGCCCTGCTCGCATGAGTGCTTGCCGGGTGACGGGCACTACAACCTCCCGTCTCTGGGAGAACTGGTAGATCGTTACTTCTTGCCAGGGGATAGGGCCTGGGCTTTCAAAGTGGCGTTCTGTGAATCAAGTGGGTTGCCTCATCATGTCGGTTCGACGGGGGTGTCCGAGGCTCTCGCCGTTGGCTGGTTCCAACATTTGGCGGAGTATTGGCCAGCCAGATCCACCGCTGCGGGGTGGGAGAACTACCACCCCTTCCATGCTGAGGCGAACGTCGCCGTGGCAGCGTGGTTGCTGTACTCCAGTGGAGAACACCACTGGAACCCATCGAAGGCGTGTTGGGGGGAGGAAACAGATGCCTGATGTAGAAGAGAATGATCATGCCAGGATGATGTCGGTGTACATCACACTTGAAGAACTGGCGGAATGGGTGGGTTCACCCATCGGTTCACTATCGGTTAGTCATGTTGATACTGCCCCGAATAAAGGTGATTCAGCGGCGGTTAGAATCACACTCCGAGAAGACTGCACAAAGTTACAAGACGAATAGGTCTTTACATACCCAGCCACATGGCACAATATATAGATGGCCTGGGGAACAGAAATCCAGTTGCCCCGCGTCGAATCCGCTGGGTGGGAGAGTACGTCTCGAATCACAAGCATCGAGCGACCCCCATATCAGAAAGACGCTGCGTGTAGAACCGCTGAGGACCCATCGGTATTCTTCCCCTCTCCCGGCGACACCGAGGCGCTGAAAGCAGCGAAAGAGATGTGTGCTACCTGCCCCGTCATAGACGACTGTCTCAAATATGCGTTAGAGAACAACGAGAGATACGGGATATGGGGAGGGAAGTCCACCAGGGAGCGGCTTTTGATACTCCGAGCAAAAAGACTTCTGGAAGCAGGCGAAGCCTAATCGACTGACGCCATAGGAAAGCGTAGGCTGCACGTATGGCGATCATCACGTACTCGGATCTTGCCACCTACATGAACAGGACGTTCACGTCTGGTGAGCAGGCGGCGGCGACCTCGATGATTGGGGCATTAGAGCGTGAACTCTCAGGGATCTTAAATCGATCTCTGTCGGGTACAAGTATCGTTGATGAGGCCCACCTTCTTAAACGCAACCAACATCAACTGTTCCTCAAGGAATACCCAGTCATTTCAGTAACTGCGCTGAAGATAGGGAACCTTGGGTCTGAGACTACGCAGACGTTGACAGACTTTGATATTTACAGTTGGGGCATTGATGGGATCTGGTCCACCAGCACAGGAACGAGCGCTATCGTCACCTACACGGCAGGCATGAGCGCCACTGAAACACAGCAGTTAGAAGCAGTGATGATGAGGGTCGGGGCACGAGAAATGTCACAGATCCTCGCCGATGCCCAAGGACTCCATCGCCTCAAAGCAGAGGGCATCGATATGACCTTCTCTAACAACGGTATGGCTGGGTTTTCTGATGAAGACCTGAAGTGGGTACGGAGGTACAGGCGCAGAGGCATTTACTGATGCGCGGCGCTTCTCATTCTTTTGTGATCCGTAGTAGGACGCCGTCGGTTGATGCCGAGGGGCAAATCTCCTACGCCAACAGCGACTCGACTGTCAAGGGTCGTGTGATGATCCGTAACGCCGACGCTGTTGAGGGCGGCGGTTCGAACTCATTCCAAGCCGAAGCCATTGCCTGGGTCCCCGTTGGGACGACGGTCTCTGACGCTGATCAGATCGTTGTGTCAGGTCAGGATCCACTCTTGAACGGCACTTACAACATCCAGGGCATTCAGCACACCCCGATGCACTATCGGTGCTTCCTTCTTGGGGCGAGGTCGTAATGGTTGCAAAAAGCGGAGTCGTAATGAATATGCCGAAAGGCGCTACCTCGCTCGCTGACGCCATCATCGCTAACGCTCTTCGCGTCTACAACGGCGGCTCTATGTTCCTCCGGGTCGCTGGTGGCCACATAGGCAACCAGTATTCCATCGAGATGAAACGACTTTATGGACAAGAGGGGTCAGGCAAGCCGTACCAGAAGAAAAAGTATGGCAAGGAGCCTGTCAAGGCCTCGTTGCCAGGACAGCCACCCGCTAGACAGTTGGGTGACTTGCAAAACTCTGTCAAGTTCGCAGTTTCCAGAATGCCAGGTAGAGCCGCTGGATCAGGGCGCTTTGTCAAGGGGTTCGGCAAAACTGTTGTCAGTATCTATACCAAATCGCCTCACGCCGTTGCTTTGGAAAAGGGAACCAGCCAAATCGCCGCCCGTCCAGCGTGGATAGTCGCCAACCAAAATATGAAGATGAGGGCCATGATCGCCAACAATGTCAAAGCATGGTTTGTGAGGGGCGAACGGAAAGCGGCACGAACCAAAGTCGTTGGTGTCCCCACAGTGATGTTCCCAAGAGAGAAGTCACGGGCGGGGGCTCCAGGTGGCTAGCGTCGGGGCGGCAGTCCGAACAGCCATAACGGGGGCGAGTATCTCCGGTATCAACAACAATGTCTTTCGCGATTTGGCTCCTGACTCGCAGGCGCTCCCTTATGTGACATTGATGTCTGACATATCCAGGGCGGCAGCCTTCCAGGGAGACGGCAATGTCCTCGCACGAACTCAGGTCGTTCAGGTCGACCTGTGGCAAACACTTTCGTCTGAGGATGTGACAACTGTTGAATCTTTGTTGGCAGCCCTCGACTCAGCGACACTGACTGGCGCAGACAAACATATATTCAAGTGCAGGGTTATTGATGTCGCCCGCTTAACAGAGCCCGACCAAGACATCTGTCATCATGCTCTAATGCTCGACGTTACCCACTCAAACTAATGGCTTTCACAACTATCGCCGTAACTGGCACCTACCTTCAGGCAGACAACTCAACCGCAGCAACAGGCAACGTATCTTTTATTGCTTCGACATCGATGACTGATGCGTCGAACAATCAGATTGTTGCTCCGACACTGGTCACGGCGACACTGAATGGTTCAGGTTCATTCAGCCTCAATCTGACTGCCACGAATGACACGACTACCAGCCCTAGTGGCGTGACCTATGAGGTCACGGAAAACATTGATCTTGCTGGACAGAACAAATACAACATCGAGATCGCTTTCAACTCTCCAGGGTCGACCCTCGATCTGGCGGACATCACCCCCACCGTCACTCCGATTACGTCCTATTCATATGCGACACAAGCGTATGTAGCCACAGCGATCTCCGCACAGACGGCCTATACACACGACCAAATGTCACCATCCACCACTTGGTCAGTCACCCACAATCTCGGCTTCAAACCCAGCGTCTTTGTGGTCGACACCTCAGACAACGTGTGCTTCGGAGATGTTGCCTATACGAACGCAAACGCACTAACGATCACCTTCGCACAATCGTTCGGTGGGAAGGCGTATCTTTCATAGATAGGACTTACATTCGCGAATAGAGCCCTAGGGAGACCCTAATGGCAAAGTATTTGGTCAACCTTGACCTGAATCAAAACCAACTCGTAAAAGCACGCGTAGAGAACCTCGCGAGTGCCCCAGGAAGCCCTGTAACTGGTCAGATTTATTACAACACCAGCGCTAATACATTCAACTTCTACAACGGGACCGCATGGATAAACCTCGCCGAAGGCGACGTGACCAGCGTCATTGCGGGAACTGGACTTAGCGGAGGTGGAGTTCAGGGAGACGTTACCGTAAATCTGGCGAACACCGCTGTTAGCGCTGGCTCGTATGGCAGCGCCACCCAGGTACCCGGTTACACCGTTGACGCTCAGGGTCGCCTCACCGCTGCATCAAACACAACTATCGCTGTTCCCTCGACAGCAGTTACGGACTTCACTGAAGCCGTCCAGGATGTTGTTGGTGCCTTCGTTTCTGGCACAGCGGCCGAGGTCGATGTCACTTACAACGATGGCGCTGGCACATTTGTTATTGGCTTGCCAGCGACTGTCCAGATCACAACCGACCTGACAGTCGGCGGGGATCTCACGGTCAACGGCACAACCACAACGGTTAACTCCACAACTCTGACTGTCGACGACAAGAACATCGAACTTGGTTCTGTCGCTGTCCCCTCAGATACCACTGCTGATGGTGGCGGTATCACACTTAAGGGTGCCACTGACAAGACGATTGTCTGGACCAACGCGACTGACACCTGGGACTTCAACCAGAGCGTCAACGCCGCTTCTGGAACTGACTTCCAGATCGCCGGTACGTCGGTCCTTAACGCCACCACATTGGGGGCGGCTGTTGTCGCTTCATCGCTGACCTCGGTCGGCACCATCGCCACCGGTGTCTGGGCCGCAACCGACGTTGCGGTCACCCATGGTGGTACCGGCGCATCAGATGCTGCCACCGCCAGGGCGAACCTTGGAGTTATCGAGAAGGTCACCTCCACCATCGGTGACGGTTCGGCAACTTCGTTCGCAATCACACACAACCG